TAAGTACAATCTTTTAAAACTTTCACATCTTTATAAATTATAGATTGAAAACCATCTATATCTTTTTTATTAAAGAATACTGGATATTCTTTTTTAATCTTACTTATACTTGTAAGATGATTTTTTTTAATACTCATAATAATTTTTTTAATAAGATTTGATTTATAAAAATTTTATAGGTAGTCTTTTTAACTACCTATAAAATATTTTTTTAGATTTGATTTATTATTGTTTCTATTGTTTCAGCTCTTTTTTCTAACTTATCACTTAAATTATTAGGATAAGGATCATTGCCAATTGATGACAATATAAAACAAATAAAAATAATAAATATTAAATAGAATTTCATATCATTAAGACTCACTTAACCAATTCTTAAACACTTCTTTTTCCTTACTGTTCAATTCTGATAAAAAAGGATAAATGGACTTTATAAAATAGCTCTTATCCATTGTTAACTCTATCCCGTTGTACTGATCTTCCATTACCTCAAATGAAATTAAATCAGAATCTACTATTGTTGTAATAGTTGAATTATTAACACTATTAAATTTAAAGTGCTTGATGTTTGTGTAGTTTGTCTCCATTTGTTTTGAGTTTTGATTTTTTTAAGTAGTTTTTGTTTTCTATTGGTTTACTTGCTTGTAAAATCTATTTACTTGAATTAAAGCTATACAATTTTAATTAAGAATATTTCAGCTATTAAAAATCGTATAAGGTAATAAAGGAAACAAAAGATAATAAAGAATAGTAAACTTATTAAAATTATACCAAATATAAACTTATTTATATATTATACAAAGAATTATTAATATTATATTAATATCTTAGTAAACTTATTTTATTTAAGGTAATATGGTATTAGTTAAAATCTTACTATGAATTTTATTAAAGAAGAAAAAGACTTACTCTTCTTAAGTCTTAATAACATCATCAAAGACTATGAAAAATGGAATCGTTTAGAGACTAACGACAAATACCATTTTTTAAATACATATAAAAAATTATCAAAAGATAATAATTCACAATTTAATATTAGTTATGATTTACATGACATTTTAAGAGACTATGATGAAGAGTTTTTATATGATGAAGTATTCCTATCTAAAAAAATATTAACTCTATTGTAGCCGTTTCCAAGCCGCTTAGGATCTAATTAATTTTCTAACTCTATCCTATGGGGTAGGGTTGCAGAATATTTTTTATTTTTGTGTGCCGTGGGTAACTTAAATATATTTCGTTTAATTTTTTGGTTCAACTTTGATAGTAAGATCAGGAGCTTGAATATTAACTGTTTCTACGGATTCGCCTATTACTTTGCCGAGGGAGTCTAGTATTTGTGCTGCGGTTTGAAGCTGACCTTTTTTAACAGCTTTGTTAAAGAGGCGGATTCTCATTGCTTGAAGGCGAGGTAAGAGTGTTTCTCTATCTTTTTCCCAATCTTCTTTATTCCATTGTTTAACTTTTTTCCAATCTTGCCAGGCGGTTACTTCTGAGATGCCTTCAATTTTGGAATGTTCTAGGACAAGGGCTCTAGTTGTTTTACCTTCTAGCTGACGGGAATATAGACGTTGGGAGCGAAGTTGTACGTTTTGTGCGGAAGAACGAGCAACAAATTTAAATTTACGTTTAGGAGGATTATTATCTAATGGTTGATCGGCAGGGAATGTAGATGAAACCACGGTATTTTTGAATGTATTTAAGTGAATGATAACTTAAAAGTATGTAAATAGGCTATAAATAGGGGGTATGAGTTGCATTTTTTTTTAATTTTATGGTTGTTAGTGGTGAAAAAAAGAATGAAATAAGTTTGCGGTATGCACAGGGAGAGGTATTTAATAGTGATAAGAGATTTAGGGTGCTGGTAGCTGGAAGAAGGTTTGGAAAATCATACCTTTCTTGTATAGAACTGTTGAGAGGAGCTATTAACAGGCCGAATGAGGTTTATTTTTATTGTGCACCGACTTATAGGATGGCAAAGGATATTGCATGGAAGGAATTGAAGAGATTAACACCTAGAACGTGGGTTAAAAGTAAGAATGAGACAGATTTGAGACTTGATTTGATTAATGGGTCAAGTATTGAGTTAAAGGGAACTGAAAATGCTATGGCATTGAGAGGTAGAAGTTTAGCTGGTGTTGTATTGGACGAGGCAGCATTTATGGATAGAGATGTGTGGGCTGAGGTTATAAGACCTGCATTGGCTGATAAACAAGGATGGGCACTTTTCATATCTACTCCTGATGGAACTGCGAGTTGGTTTTATGATATGTGGTGTTATTGCGGGGAGCAGGAATGGGATGATTGGCAAAGATGGAGTTTTACAACTATAGAGGGGGGTAATGTTGTAAAAGAAGAAGTTGAAGCTGCTAGGAGTCAATTAGATGCGAGGACTTTTAGGCAGGAATTTGAAGCAAGTTTTGAAAATCTTACTGGTTTGGTAGCTGTTAGTTTTGCTGATGAAAATATTGATAAGGAAGTGGCAGATTTACACATGCTTCCTTTGTTAATTGGTTTAGATTTTAACGTAGATCCTATGGCAGGGATCTGTGCTGTGAAGCACAATGATACGCTTTATGTTTTTGATGAGATTATGCTTACAGGAGGTGCTACCACATGGGATTTTGCAGAAGAAGTTACGAGAAGATATGGAGTTGATCGTAGAATTATTGCTTGTCCAGACCCTACGGGAAGTGCAAGAAAGACATCAGGGGTTGGTGTAACGGATCATACGATACTTAGGAGGTCTGGTTTTACTGTTATGAGTCCTAGAAGCCCGTGGAAGATCAGAGATAAGATCACTGCTGTTAATACTGCCCTGTTTGATGCTAATGGCGAGAGAAGGACGCTTATACACCCTCGTTGTAAAGAATTGATAAAAGCACTTAGGACGTTAACTTATGCACCTAACACAGGTTTACCTAATAAGAACTTGGGTGTGGATCATGCGTTTGATGCTTTTGGTTATCTTTGTTTACAGCAGTTTAA